CGCGTTGAACTGATGGAATGACTTCTGCTGGTACTGCTGTGTCCAACCACCATTCGCGGGGGCAATGCGACCATCAATACGGGTCGTATCCGAACGGACCGCAGTGAGAGCACCACCTTGCTTGAGGGCACTTTCACGGACATTCATGCGGCCCGCGTTACCCATACGATTGGGCTTACCACGACGATCTTCTGGGCGGAAACCATACTTCATGAGCTCCTCATTGGTCTTCGCAGTCACCTGAGCAGCAGCACTGTTCGTGTACCCACCATGGAAGTTAGTGATACCTGGAGTCGCTTGGTTGTAGTAATTGTACTGTTCATCGTTGCGATCCGTCTTGAAACGGGTAGGGTCCTGTGATACAGTTTGGGCAGAGATGAAACGTTTAGCCCCGCTGAACCCAAGACCATCCGTGCGGAGACCAGTTTCTGAACGGTTCGTGGTACGTTTAGTCTTCTCGTGTTCGTTACGGGGTACAACACCAGACATACCTTGGGCCCGACCAGCCATCGTAGGACGCCTATTTGGGAGGAAACTGGTCGTCTCCGGTTTGTTGTGGGTGAGTTCACCAACAACGGCGGAGCGACCACCGGTGATATCACCCGCTGGACCAGTTCGCCCGGGAAGAGTTGTAAGCCTGTACGCACCAGCATTGACAGGGTTCACTCGAAACATCTGTTGATAGCCACCAACCGCGGGGGTGTCGGCGCTCACACCAAGACCTGGACCGACAAGTTGTTTCTCGACCGGAGACAGGTTGTTCATTTTACCTTGGTCATACATGCGGTTTCGCATGTTCAGGATTTCCTGACCACCACTTCGCTGTTGCATAGAGATGTCACCAAAGTTCTCCATCTCCCTCTTCTGTGGGACACCGAGTGGTATCTCGAAATTGTTATTCTGTATTTCTATAGGAGCTTTGGCTACTGGTTTTTCAACCTCTTTGGTAGGAGGTGGAACGGACTTAGTACTCAAATTCCTCCCCGCAAATACAAGACCGGCAATGGCCATGAGTGAAATAGGATCAGCCATTCTTACTTCTTGCCGACATTTTTATTAGCGTACCTTTGCTGAAAGAGACCGTTCTGAACTTCGGCGCGAGTACTCGCGGGTTCATATTTCATGGTACGAAGAGGAACTTTACATTCCATGTTGGACAATGGGAAGAGATTACGTTCGTAGGTTTGGACGAGATGCTTATTGAAACGGGAAGTGGTCTGGGGGCGGAGTTGATCACTCGTGTCGATGTATTGGGCTGGGGAACCCTTACCCGCCATGTATGGGGCAGTCCCATATAACATAGTGTTGGGGCGGCATTCACCACAGTTGAGAGAACTGGGCTGGGGGTACACGAAAATTTCATCAGTCGCTTTGACTGCGGGGATGGCACCCTTATTTTGAACTCGGGAAAGACCAGGCTGGAGCTGATACGCCATTTATTATTACATAAGAATTTTAATCTATCTCCCGAACATCCCCGAGCGCTTATCCCCATCGGGTCCAAGACCTGCAAACGCCTCGAGTTGTACACCACGATTATTAGGGTTGCAGTATCTGGAATCACTCTTACACATCGGGCCATTCTTAGGTCCGTATAACCACTCCGCGAAAGCCGTTTGATCACCTGCGAGAGTCGTCACTGGGTTCGACACAAATTGTCTATCCACACCATTCCGCATGTATTTGGGTAGGGGTGACCGAGAACGCCCCCCATCCATGGGGATGTCACCACTCGTGTAACTATCCACGAACGGCTTTACACTTGGATAATAACACGCCTCCAATCGATTTGGGGCATCGGTAAAATCGGTAATGAGCACATTACCCATAGGATTATCCTTCGTGGGTACCCGACATGCCGATTCACCTTCAACGGTGTATCCATGCGTCTCTTTCACCATTTTTGACTTATAAAGAACATAGATGACAGAGATAACTGTCGCACCCAAAACGAAGATACGTGGGTCACGACGAATGAGATAAATAAGACAGCTTGCATAAATAATGAAACGAGAAGCAGCATTAATACGATCTTCTGGTGTTTGTTCACTTATGGGCCAGAATTGTGAAACCTTGTCAGCCCTGATGAGTTGTTCAGGATCATCAAACCAAACTTTCATTTAGTATAGGTTGAGGTTTATTTTTTAGGTAGACCACCAAGCATATTTCCCATCATCTTCATGAGAGCATCCTGGTTGAGTTCGCCACCGTCTCCATCCTGCATCTTATCGGCACATTCTTTCGCGATACCTTCAATCATCTTGAGGGTATCATCGGGGATCGAAGTAATCGTGGTACCAAGCATGTACAGAGTCTGTAGATATTGCCAAGTTGCACCTCGCGTATTGGTTGTCATTTTTTCCCAATAGGTTTTGATATTGAGATCCTTGAGAAAGTCGATGGTTTCAATTTCATTGAGAAGGAACGATTCATCCTTCGCGGAAATCTTATCCGCGTAAGGGGTGACACCTTTCATGAACGCGTCCACGACGAGACGTGGGTTTGTAGACTTCAATAAATCAAATGAAGTCATCATCTTCTTAATGCCTTTTTCCTCTGGAAAAGTCTTGTGCAATTCCACAAGAAATTGACCCATCATATCGTTGAACGCAGTAACGGATGCCATTTTCTTAGTATATCAGTGTAATCTTTAAGTTTAGAAAGGTTCGTTAGAAATAGACTCCTTCTGTCCAATACCACCCGAGACGATAAAGAATACCAATACCGCATTAAGTACAGCGGGTTTGGTGTATTTGTTGAGTTCCAATTTACCTTCATTATTGAGCTGCGCCTTCAAGTGAATGTAGGCCGCGGTGATACCTCCAGCGATAAGAGCGGCACTCATGGGGTCACGAAGATAGTCGGAGAGTTCCATTTAATTATACCGGGGATTTTTTGTACGTTGCTCTGGTGCGTCTCCGAAGAATACATCATCGTCCCCTGCCTGGGCCTGAGGCTGAGGCTGAGGCTGCTCCATTTCCGGCTCATGGTCTGGTTCAGGGGCCTGAACACCTGGGACAGTTTTGAATTCATTTTCAAGGCCGGTGGGCTCGGGTTCCATTTCCATTTCCATTTCCATTTCAGGCTCAGGCTCCGGCTCCGGCTCCGGCTCCATTTCAGCTTCACCGTCGAATACATCGGGGTCCGCACTATCGTGGATTTCACCGTCGAGTGAGATATCCCGAGTCTCCTGCGACATATAGGTCTGGAGAATCTGTTGAATAGGAATGAGTTCCTTAACGGTACTCTCGATACAGAGAGTAAAGCGTACTGTGAGCTTCTCATCTCTCACATATTCACTTTGCTCTTCACTGAAAACGTAAGGGTCTTTATAGAGATCCTTTGCGACATTGTTGTAGCACGTCTGGATGAAAACTTCCTCCGTTGGAAGTTTGAGGGAAATCTTCTTATTATCCGCCTTGAGACGAACGGCAGAGAGGATCTTCGTACAGGCAACAAATACCGCGGCGAGAAGGTCGTTGAACCATGAACATCTATTTGTGATATTATCTGAATGATTCTTGGACATGGCATTCGACCAATTTGGAACTTCTTTGAGAAGCTTCTGGAACATGATGAGAACCTTGCGACCCTTCGATAGGGACATAGCTTCGTTATGCATATCTTGAAAGACTTCAATCATAGCTGGGCACATGATGAGACACATCTGTCCTAAATATTCACGCTTGGCTTCTACCAGAATATTGAGGTTATCCATTTATGATTAAAGTGGTTTTTAAATTGAGATTTTACTACGCACCCCCCCTGTACTTATTTGCAATTTTCTTGAGGTTCATGAGATTTGGGAAACTGGTGTCTTCATCATCCTGTCGGTGTTCCTTCTTCTCCTTCTTCTTTTTTGGAACAACCCAAGAAACATATATATCATACTCACTCAAAAGTTGAACAGTGAATCCACCGAGAACGAACTGCCTCGCGACGTATCGTGCAGCAGCACTCCTATCAAACATTGGATATCCTAACAGAAATCCTGGAATTGTCATAAATATCTGTTTGTGACCAAGTTCTACAGATTGTTTAATCTTAGAAGAAAACTGTTCATAAATTCTTACATAAATTTCTTTACGCATTTGCTTTCTTTTATCGTCAATCTTATTGACATCATCGATGCTGATCATTACAATTACTGCAATTTATTTTTTACCGAATCCAACTCAGCCTTGGTTGGGGACGCCACTTCCTTAACCAAATTATACTCGAGGAATTCTTTACCCGAGGAACCCTCTGAGAAAGCCTTCACGTCACTTGGAACTTGCACACCGAGAGGTTGGGAGCGAAGAGATGTGAGGGTAACCTTCCCACTCTTCTCAACCTCGTAGGAAGCAACGACAGAGAAACCGAATGAGAAACCACCCTTCTTTACAGCCATGAACATACACTCGTAGATGTCTTTGTCTTCGCCTTTATAGTGACGAATAGTTGTCGTCTCGATGATGTACGTACAAATACCAGTCCGCTTGGAGATTTCTTTGTTTGCTTGGAGTATAAACTCCTCCATGTTGTCGTTATCGACACTCACTTCGACCTCCTTATATTTGCTAAGGTCTGGTCTGGGATCGTCAAGTTTTATGACCCCGACTGGTTTTGTGTATCCTGAAAGACCAAACGCTTCGGTGAAGGATTCATGAGAAGTTGTCAGATAAATCACCAATACGAGAAGAATGATCGCAATCAGGTAGTTCATATTTACTATAATGCGTTAATTTTTTTTTACAAATTACCCTATAGATAATAGATGTCGCTCCTGATATATAGTCCAAGATGCAAACACTCTATGGATGTCATCGAATACATTAATAAAGTTCCCCAGCTGAAACAATTGGTAAATTATCACAATATCAATACACAGGGTATTCCGCCGAACTATAAGAATAAAATCAATCGTGTTCCCACCATGCTCACGAAGAATGGTAAGATCCTCGTGGGGAATGAGATTAAGAACTGGCTTGACTCGCTGTTACCAAAGAAAGAGGTTGAGAATGGTTCGATTGGTGGTTTCGGTGGGTCTATGTCAAGTCTCAATGATGGTGGTGATAACAACTCGGATATGTTTCGCCTCGATGACTACGGCCAGTCTCTCCAACCCGCGATGACAAAGGAACTCGAGGAAAAGATTGGTCGTGAAGTATCAAAAGGTGTGGCGTATACAGATTTAAAGATGTAACGCGCTAGTGATATTAGATATGAAACTTGTGACGATACAAGCTTCTGCTTTTAAGTCGACATTTGAGGTACTCAAAGATATCCTCAATGATGTGAACATATACTTTAGACCAGGTGGGATGTACATTGTTACCCTGGATACTGCGAGGACATCTCTCATTGATATGTTTCTCTCAGCAGACAATTTTGAAGAATATTACTGTGCCCAGGAGGAAATTATTGCTGGTATCAACATTTCAAACACGTTCAAACTTCTGAAGACAATTACCAACAATGATGTTCTCAAAATGGCAATCAATTCAAAGGAATATATGGATATCGAGATTATCAGTGAGACGAAGAAGACAAATTCAAAGTTCCAACTCAAACTCTTAGACATCAACGAGAGTCGCATCGAAGTTCCAGATGTTGAGATGACGACAATCACAACCCTCCCATCCGCCGACTTTCAGCGTCTTTGTCGTGACATGTCCAATATTGGGACAGAAATCGAAATTCATCGTGAAGGTAAGAATATTAGCCTCAAATGTGAAGGTGACTTTGCCAATCAGGAAACAATTATTGAGTGTCCCGATGAAAGTCCGGCGATTATGGGGTTATACAGTCTAAAGTATCTGAATATCTTTACAAAGGCGACGAGTATGTGTGCGTCTGTGCAAATTATACAGGAAACTGGGAATCGTTTTTTGATTCTCAAGTACAATGTAGCTAATTTGGGGGAACTCAAATTTTACCTAGCGACTAAGGTATCTGAAGATCTGTAGTGAAGTCCTCTAAAGTAGAGAGTGTCTTCTTCATACCCAATGTATTGGCTAAAATAATTTTAGGGAACTTATCTTTGAGTGTCTCCTTGTCATAGAATAAAAAGTCTTCGAGTGCTACCTTTTGTCCATGGAAATCATTCCTCGGACCCGAATAGCGTTTCACCTTTTCAGTAATGTTTCGCATGGGTTTGTCATCATGATCGACTATCCAAGCACTACTCAAGGGGATACTAAAGTGCATCGCATTATCTTCATTCTCACCCGGTTTGAAATTAATGTCATTTGAAATAGACGTGTATTGCTTACCATTGAAGTAATACCGCACGCGAAGAATGAGATGCTTAACATTTTGGGGGATCAGTGTGTGACGGAAGTTTTTACCTGTAGCGTGTACGTAGTAATTATCGAGGATACCATCTTCCCAGTCTTCACTCTCTTTCAACCAAAAATCATCTTCGAGAAGATAACTCATTTCGTGATCCACATCGTATTCAATTTCTTCTGAAATAATTGAATAGTCTCGCGGTGTGGTAAGATATTTGTAAAAAAAGAAAATAGAACTTAAAAGTTTGGTAAACATATCTTTATATGAAATGGAAGGTAATTTTTTAAGTAGGTATAATAACCGAATAGACGAATGGAGTGTGTGTATAAAAACCGATCCAATGAATAAAAAAAAATATGAATCTGAAATGGCTGAGTACATCATGAAATGTATGCCATATATGAATCAATACGTAGATGATGATATTGATGGTGGCGACGAAGATATAAATACGAATAACGTTTTCAATGTCAAAGAGACTGTCGGTCTAAAGAGAAAGGATATATTTACAGATTATCTCATTGACGTTGAAAAACAAAATCTACCAAAACCTTGTGAACGAACACGAGATCAATGTAGGACATGTCCAGATAGTAATTTACTCCATTTTCAAAACACGAGTGATCTCGTGTGTGAGTCATGTGGTGCAATCGTAGCAATGTTAATTAGTGAAGAACTGACATACAAAGAAGAGCAAGAAACATCCGAAAAAGTTGTGAATTATTCGTATAAGAGAGAAAATCACTTCAATGAATGGTTGTCACAATTCCAAGCACAAGAGATGACTTCAATACCCCCAGAAGTCATAGAACAATTGAGAGGAGAACTCAAGAAGATGAAAATCAAAAAGTTGGAAGA